CTCATTTTGGTGCAATGATATTTGGTATCCATTACTTAGGTAAGGATACGAGTATTGGTTGTATTAGAGTAACTAAAGAAATGGTTCAAGTTGCTATTTCACATTTTGATGAACCTATGTTCGCTCCTAGTGAACCATTACTTGAAGCTAGTAGTGCGCAATGTGCCCTCACTCCACTACACCCAAAGAGTATAGTTAGATATTCTCCTCAAGGTGTAGCTGACGTATATGGTTCATGTACAGGCTCTACTATAGATCCAAAGTCTCATGTACAACCTACATTTATTTCTGAAGCAATTCAGAAAAGAGGATATGTTGTTAAAACTGGTCCACCTGCTATGAAGGGGTGGGCCCCTTGGTATAATGCTATGCAAGATATTTTTCAACCAGTTGATGGTTTACGAACTGATATTCTTGCAAGTGTAACCGATAGTTTTATTGATGATATCATACCTCAATTAACTCCACAACAATTATCTGATATTCATCCTTATGATGATTTTACTGCTATAAATGGTGCACCTGGTGTATCTTATGTAGATAAGATGAATCGTAATACTAGTGCTGGTTTTCCTTGGAATAAATCGAAAAAGTACTTTATGAGTATTGATATGAATTACGGACAAGGTTTACTACCTGTAATAGTTGATGAGGAGATAATGTCTCGTGTTTACATTTGTGAACAAAAATATAAGGAGTGTCTTAGATATATGCCAGTATTTACTGGTCATTTGAAGGATGAAGCTAAAGCTTTTAAGAAAATAAAAGCTCAGCAAACACGCCTTTTTATGGGCGCTCCTATGTGCTGGACTATAGTAGTACGCAAGTATACACTTGCTTTTACTCGTTTAATCCAAAATAATAGATTTTTGTTTGAATCTGCACCAGGAACTATTGCCCAATCTTTAGAATGGGAACAAATTTATGAGTATTTAATTGCTCATGGTTGTGAACGAATAGTTGCTGGTGATTATGCCAAATTTGATAAGCGTATGCCACCTTGTGTGACATTACAAGCTTTTCGAATTCTAATTAGTATAGCAAAAGCTGCTGGTTGGGAACAAGATGATATCAATATTCTTTGGGGTATTGCATATGATACTTGTTTTCCATTAGCTAAAGTTAGAGGTGATATGTATGGTTTATTTGGTAGTAATCCTTCTGGTCATCCTCTGACTGTTATTATTAATGGTTTAGTAAATGGGATTTATATGCGTTATTGCTTTTATATCCTAAGTGGTTTGAAGAGCGCTGATAATTTTAAATTATTAGTTAATCT